TAAACTCCACCTACAGATCCAGTGATCCAAGATTTCATTTTTCTATCATCAGCTTCAGAAGCTCTGTAACGTACGTGTAAGAAAGGACGCTTGATGTTCTTACCTAACTGCTGATCGTATACAGTTGAAGTACCAGCAGGTACAAGTACACCATCAATATCTTCAGTAAGACCACGTGTAGCGGCGTCGTTTAAGTATTTCCAGTCAGTTTTGTAGAAGTCATAAGATCCTCTGCGGAAACCGCTGAACCCTAGGTTAAGTGCCATATCCTCACTGTTGTTGAATACCCCGTAAGAAGTACCACCGTTATAGTGAGCATTTACAGCTCCTAGCATATCATCGAAAGCAAGCGCAGTAGCTCTGTTTAAGAAAAGCATGTTTTCTTCAATAGCCCCTTGCTTGTCAAGATTTTTAAGAATTTCGTCAAAGTCTTGAAGTGCAGTTCTATCAGATCCAGCATTGCTTAAAGTAGCTTCACCAGAATTAAAGTTTTGATAGATGTTTCCACGGCTTTCAATTGCAGCGAAAAGACCTTCAGTACCTTTATATCCTTGGTCAGCAGCTTCTGAACCATTTCCAGTAGTAGCGGCTAATTCACCTTCTACCATTGACATTTCAAGATAGTCTTCAAAACGAAGTCTTGTTTCATGCTCTGATTTTAAATACCAAAGGTATCCAGAAGCACCATTTTCTGTAGTTACTTCAACCCATCCAATTTGAGCAGTATCAGAACCAGAGATAGAATATTTATCTTTGATGATGATAGGTGAGTTGCTAAATTGTTGGAAACCAGCGTCTACAGATCCAATCATTCCAGCAGATCCTTTTGCAAATTCAGAACCGTAAACAAATACTTTTACAGCGACAGCAGTACCAGTTGAAAGACCAGCAGCGTCAAGATCTTGCTCAGCATAAGGAGCAACAGTAAATGTATCGGTTGTTACAGCAGTAACTACAGCTTTTACAGTTACAAGACCTTCGCTAATTGCTACGGTTTGACCAGCACGTACAGCGTGTCCAGCTTCTGTAATAACATTAGTTGCAGTGTTTGCTGCAGCAGCATCATATGCAATGTGTAATCTTCCTTGCTCTGACCAGATAACTTGATCTGAAGCAGAAGGAATCTCAGCTCCTACCATGCGTAAGAAAGAAGAAACAGAGCGATTTCCGTAACGCTCAACTTCCTTTTCGTATACGTCTGGTAAAAATTGTTGTGCAAATGTTCCACCTCCAGAGGCAGAATCAAAAGTCAGGTAGTTACCTGAAAAAAGTGTTTTAGTAGGTGAAGGCGTTAACCCAGCAGGAAACGATCCACCTGTTCCAAATAATCCCATTTTAAATTATTTTTTATTGTTATTGTTTAATTTTAACTCTTAATTTAGAGCTGTCATCACCACTAATTGCACGAATTTTAATACCGGAATCTGTTGTAACCGCTTCATGGCCTTGTCGAGGTGCCATATCTATATTTTTAGATTTAGCCATTGATGCTTTAACAGCATCTGCTCTACCTTGCTCATAAAAGTGATTTGCAATAGCGTCCGCGTTCATAGCTGTAAATAATGCTTTATGATAACCAGCCGCATCAGATAATTCATTATTGTCGTTAACAAACTTGCTAACTAATGTGTTTATATCTGATTGAGATGATTTAACATTATCAACGTCTTTTACATTAAACCTATATTTATTATTTCCAACTTTGTATTCAAAACCTTTAAATTCATCTGAAAATAATTTATTAGTTTGCTGCTCAAAAACATTTCGTTGCTGTTCACGCAATTTCTGTGTTGATTCTTGCTCAACTTTATAATCGTTGTAAAACTGAACCGCTTCTTTTTGTTCTGGAGTTAACTTTGAGCTTAACTTAAGGTCATCGTAGTATTGGTTCTTCAGATTAGAAAGATTTGATTTAGCTTCAGCAATTGATTCTTTAAATAGTAATTTTTTTCTTTTTATATCTCGCTCTTCGTCAACTTCTTCGTCGTATGAAAAATTGTCTTCAATTAAAAAATCAATTTCATCAGTTGATAAATGCGGTTTTGTTTGTTGATAGTATTCACGCAGAAGCTGCATGTCATCCATACCATCATAATCTTTATTAAGATTTACATAATCTTCAAGCGTACCACCAGTTTCTTCCATAAATTTGACTAATTTGTCAATGTTTTCTGGTAACTGATTGGTTTCTTGATTATTATTTACATCTTCCTCTTGTTCTTTAAGCTTATTAGGAATATCTTTTATTTTATCCGCTAATGTAGCTTCTTGTTCTACCGTTTCTTCATCTTGTACGAGCTCGAGCACTTGCTCTTCTGTTGTACTTTCATCGTTATCGGACCGTACTTCTTGGTCCACTTCCGCGCTATCTCCGGTTCGTTCGCCCACATCCACGCTTGTTGTTTCTTGCTCTTGAACGGCATCTGTTTGTTCTGTTTGAGGTTGTTGTCTTAAATCTATTTTAATGGTACCGTCATCATCAACAGTAACATTATTAGGTTTCTCTTCTGTTTGAACTTCCGCTTGCGGTTGTTCTTCTACTTGTTGTTCAACTGTTTCTTGTACAGTTTCTTCAACATTGTTTGCTTCTTCAGCCATAATAAAATAATATAAAATTGGTTAAATAAAAATTATCTAGGTTCAAACATTTCTAAATTAAATCCACTACCCATTGTATCATTTCCTGCAGATTCAAATTCTTGTTCACCTTTTCTATCTTTTCTTTGCTCTATAAGCTTAGATTGTTGTGAAGCTTGTATACGAGTTCTTTCGTCTTTACGATCCTCTTTATACTTTTCTTTTTTGTCAATCACTTCATTCTCTTTATCTTTAAGAGCTATATTAAGATCAAACTCATATTTCATAAGCTCTTTCTTAAGTTCTTTTTCTTGCTGCATTTTTTGCATTTCAAGATCATTTTCAATTTGAATGAGTTGTGCTTTTTGATTTGTAATAGCTTCATTCTTTTGAATCTCCATTTCCGCAGCAACTTGTGTATTCTGTGAATTAGCGTTTGCTTGTGCTTGAATATTACGCTGCTGTGATTCTTGATCTTGTTGTAGTTTCTTTCTTCTACGTACTTTTAATAATTGATTAGCAAGCTTGATATTTTTAATTTCTCTAATATCAATTGCATCTTCAAGATATATTTGATCTTTAGCTAATGCTTGTTGTATATTGTTTTCAAGCATTGCTTTTTCTTCTTCATCTGGCGACAATTCAATATAAATACCAAAATCATGCAAATGCATGTTTTTAATATCTTCTAATGTGCCAACATTAAATCTTCCAATACTTGAAATAAACGAATCTCTTGTTGGCGAAAACTCTAATACATCTGATATACGTAAACTAATAGCTTCAGCTGTTTTAGCTGTTAAATACAAACTTGATTGTAATATATGACGGGTAGCAGTATTTGAATTTGCTGCTGCAAGTTTTTGCACACCAACTAAAGCATTTTTATCTGGCATAGAACCATCTCTTGCTTCATTTAAGCCTGTCACGTCACGGATCATTTGTAAATAATAATTGTAAGTATTTATAAGCGAACTTATTTTATTATTACCGCCATTAGATGTTAATTCTTGAATTGGCACTTTGCCGTGATTTAAGTCTCCATCCTGAGTCATTGATCTACCAATAACAGAACCTGTTTGGAAGAACATATTCAATGCCTCTTGCGGATTATAGTTTGTACCATTACCTAAATCAATTTCAGCTAAACCATCAGCATCTAAATAAACTCCATCAGGTATCATTCTTGATAATACTTGTTGTAGTTTTAAATGTGTTAATTGAATCATATCTGCAAAACCAGTTATACGGCTTACAAGTGATTCAATACGACCCTTATATATTCTAGGTGCTACGACATGGTAATTAAGCATTGCTTTTGTAGTATCGCTTTTTGGTCGTACCATATTTTTAGCAATCTCCCACTTAAGCATTTTCTTTGTGCCTAAAACAAATGCACCATCATAAACAACTTCAATTGATCTTGATTCTTTACTAAATCTTGATCTGTCATCTTTAGGCGGATTGAATTGATCATTCTTAGGTATTGCTTTATCAGCACCAGATGCAGTCTTCTTTATTTTAAATACTTCATTATTATAAGTCTTATAATTAAAATATAAAACTTGAATAGTATTCGCATCTAAAACACTGTCTTCATTAATAAACCTATTATGCGAAGCTGGTGTTTGTACACCTTGCTTAGTTAGGTTACTTAAATCTTCATCAGTTAATTCAGGAAACTGTTGTTTTAATTCATTGATTGTTACGCTTTTAACTTCACCTATATAATATATATCATCAAAATAAGGCGAATATGTATATGAATAAACAATATCTGCAGGGTCAACATATTTAAGTCTAATACCCTCAGATTTATTAAATTCATTTTTAACGCAGCCAATACCAATAACTGTTAAATCATAATTTACTCTTCTTTGTAGTAAATCATAATTATTTGCATTCATTACAGAATTAATAGCTTGCTCTTGCGCTATTTCAATTGCTTGCTTGTATTCAAGCTGCATGTGTAATGATAGTTCTTCTTCAGACTCTGGTAATTTTTCAGGGTCATTGTTATATACATTGATACCTAACTGTTCTTGTATTTGATCAGATATTGCTCTTGTTTGCATATCTGTCATAATAGATTCAACGTATTTTGTTCTTTGTTCTATAGAAGATGGATCTTGTGAAAAAGCTTTAACATCATATAGTCTATCAGACATACCGTTTACAACGATGTCTACAAACTTTGGTATGATAGGTACAGGTTTCCAATCTAAATTAAGATAAGACAAATCACCATTAATAGATAATTCATCTTTATATTTTTTTACAGACTGCTCACCTCTTGCATATAGTCTGAGTCTATGGTATTCATCTCTATTAGAATAGAATCGTGTAGCACCAGAATCTCTTTTGAACCATTCGTGTTCAATAGCACGAGCTACTTCTAATCCGTAATCTAAACTAGCCTTTTCAGCATCGCTTGCTATTTGACTTGGAAATGAACTTTTTAAAATTGTTTCAGCCATGCTATTTAATTATTTGCGAATGCATTCCTTTATTGTTAAATCTTTTTATTTGTATTCCTAATGATTGTTTTTCGTATTTTGGTTTTGGATGATATAAATGCCTATTGCAAGCCATAATAGCGAGCCCAGAACTAATAGTTGCATCATACTTTGTTCGTTTATTTATATCAAATCTTGCCCAATCATTTAATGTTCTATTAAAATATATATTACCACTGCCTTCTTCATTATAGCCAACATATTTGTCTATATACGTTTCAATTGCAGCAGCATGAGCTTGCTTTATATCTTCAGATGTATTAGGTATTCCACCTATTTCTTTCTCTGTTACAGATAGTTTATTCCAAATTTTATCAGGTCTATTCATTGAAAACCCCCTGTAACCTCTTCGTTTTAAATGATATAACAATCTAGGTTTGTTATTTTCTGCTAATATTGGCATACCATAAAATATTAATGCCATAAGCACATCTTCAAAAAATATCTCTGCTGTTTGAGGTCGGGCAACATATTCTAAAAAGAATGTATTAGGTGGAGCATCTTCCATACTAAATTTAGTAAGGCCGTGAAGTGAACCTTTAGAACCTACACCATCAGTTGTACCGGATATATCATATGAGTCACATCCAAATGCACCAACATGTTCATTACCCGGATGCTTTATGCCATTCTTTACTATTACATTGTTTTGCAGATTCTTAGACGGTACCCAGCTGACTAAAAATCTACCACTTGGATTAGGCGAGAATATAACTTTACTGTCTTTTATTCCATTTTCCCACGAGAACGATCCCTTAGTGACCAAACCATCTCTTGTAGCAGTTTCATTAAAATCAATCTGTTCATATATTTTAGTCAAATTAAATATACTATTTTTAGCTTCGTCTCGAAATGCATGTTCCTCAGTACGAGGGAATTGACGATAATATTCATTTAAACCGTCACTATCGTGTTTTAATCCATCAACTTCATTTTCCCAAAAGTCTATGACTCCGGTATCGATATAGTCCGCATCGTTTCCAAGGACGGGTTCTTCTGGAGTATCAAAGACAGGGTATCCAAAAGAATCAATGTATCCTTCGTAGTTCCATTCCATAGGTATGAACAAACTATATAATCCCGAGCTAGTCTGTCCATTTTTGTTGCGTCTTGTAACGTCTGAGTCATAATAAAGCTTTTTGAAGTTGTCACCACCTTTTTCTAATGCATTGGATGTTGATCCCATCATACACTTTCCTATAATCCTACTACCTAATCGTAATGTTGTTTTTGTTACACGCCAGTTGTTTAATATGTTATCAGGTCTTTCCCATTTACCTGATTCATCATGCACCAGTAATCTAAGCTTTTCACCATCATAACTGTTATCACCAGTATTCTTCCAGTCTATTGTTGTATCAAGTCCCTCAAGTATTTGCTTTTCACTCGTTTCTGTAATCGATTTTTTAGTGAGTTTGGATGCTGGTACCCTGTATGCAAGTTCTGATTTTGGTCTATCCATACCGTCTTGTATCGGTTTGAAAAAGAACGGGTAGTTAACGGATATTGGTACAACTTTGTCTGTAAACATTTTTTTTGCATCAGCACCGGACTTTGATAATATTCCAAATCTAGCATCTGATGTAATTGTAGCTTGGTTAACAGTTTCTGCTGACGACA